GTCGCTCGCTTCGCTTACAATCAATGGAACTGGCAACGTTCGGAATTCTGGCGACTTTACCGAAGCGACGGCGAAGCAATCAACGACGTAATTGATTCACACGATTCACCTTCGAACAATGAATTCAGCGAAATGCTTGACGCATATCTTCATTCGAACGACGGTGATCCATTCATCAAGGAAATCACAAAAATGCACCTTTGTGGAATGACATTCAGGGACATCAAGCAACTGACCGGGATTTCACTTGACACGATTCACAAAACAATAAAACAATTTAAAAATGATTTACACGATTATTGCGGTGGCGATTGCAAGGGCGTTAATGTCCTTTAATTTACCGAATACAAAACCATTCAATTGTCAGTCATGCTTGTCCTTTTGGACGGCGCTGGCTATTTATCTTTGCACAGATTGGTCAATGATTCCATTCGCCTTCGTTGCCTATCTTATTTCCGATTTAATTTTGATATATGAATATAAGTAACGGACTTCGACACCAGCTTGAAAACTTTGGTCGTCATCGATATGCGAATCTTGACGACAGCTTGAAAGAAGAACTTTGCGTTCACTACAAAGCGCTTGGATTCGGCAAACTGAACAAAGCGTGCGCGACGTGTGTTCGAATCGCAATGGACAAGCTGAACCAAAACAAAGACAAGATTCGTCCAGCGGTGCGTGAACAAAACAATGAACCGCACATGAAGGAACAACCGCCGAAACTTCACTTCGTTGGAACGAAACAAAAGACGTTCGGCGAACTTCGACGCGAAGCGAATCAACTTGGATTCAAAGCAACAAGAACAACAACACGACAAGACATTGAAGAATGGTTGAAATCCACGAAACAGCAATAATTTATCCGGGTGTCACGATTGGTCACAACGTCACAATCGGTGCGTTTTGCATAATCGGCGCACCAGCGGAATCGAAACGACACGAAGGTCAAAACGGATTCGGTGTGGTCATCGGTAACAACGTCACGATTCATGGTCACGCAACAATTGACGCTGGATCACAACGACCGACAATCATTGACGACGGCGCGTATATCATGAAGACCGTTCACATAGGTCACGATTCAATAATTCACAAGGACGTGACGATTTCACCGCACGCGGTCATCGGTGGCTTCGTGGAAATACACGAACAAACCAACATCGGAATGAACGCAACGATTCACCAGCGCGTCACGATACCTTCAAAATGTATGGTCGGAATGTCCGCTGTAATTACAAAAAAAACACCGCTTGAACCGAACACCGTTCTTGTCGGCAATCCAGCACGAATAACACGAAGCAACAACAAATGAAAATAATCACCGTTACCGCAATGCACGGACGACACAACACGGTCGCCGAATGTATCGAACGAATGCCGTTCATCGACAAGGTCTTCATTTACAGCACCGACGAAGACGGCGCGTTCCTTGAAGGTCAAGACATTTTCGCAATGGCGAAATATCAAAATTCACCGCTGTCGTACAAATGGAACATGGCAATTCGAACACTGGAACAAATCGACTTCGACGCGGTCATCTTGCTTGGTTCGGACGACTACATTGACGAAGCGTTCATGAACTATGTTGAACGAACAATTCCTGAATTCGACATGATTGGCTTCAAAGACATTTACTTTCAAAACGACGGCGCACTTCATTACTGGTCAGGTTACACGAACAACCGACGCGGTGAACCGTGTGGTGCTGGCAAAGTGTATTCAAGAAAATTCCTTGAATGCTTGCAATGGAATCTTTTTGACGTGGCGCGTGACCGGGGACTTGACAAGATTTCGTGGCAACGCGTTCAAGAAGCGAAAGGAAAAGTTCACATCACTTCGCTGAAGGAAAACGGTCTTTTGTTGGTTGACATCAAAGACGGTGAAGGAATGACACCGTTTAATAAATTCAAAGGACTGGAAAGGATTTCGAACAAGATTACATAATAAAAGGGAAACTATATTTATGGCAAACAAACACCGCAACATCGACAAAGATGAATTGCTTGAAATGGCTTATCGTTATTGCGACTTTTGTATTTCTTCGACAAAAGAAATCGCCACGAATTCAGGCGTGAAGCAAGTCAAGGAACGTCACATTCCGACCGTGTCTTATTTTCTTCTTCACTGGCTTCGAAGGGAACACTTTGACTTTTATAAACGAACGAATTGGTACGACGCGATGAAGGACGAAACGCATCCATTGTCGAACACTATAAAAACAATTGACAACGATTTCAATGCGTTGGCGCGTGACATCGTCGCAAACGAAGGCAAGGGAATTTTCTACGCAAAGAACAAACTGGGAATGCACGACCGCCAACAAGTCGAAACACGAACGGTTGAAAGATTCGATTTCGATGTCAACGATTAAAGGTTATCGACCGCACAAACACCAGCTTGAAATTCATCAAGCAATCAACCAAGGAAAAGAAAAGTATTTCGCTTTGAACATCGGACGGCAATTCGGAAAGACAATGCTCGGAATCAATCAACTTCTTTGGTGGGCAATCAACGACCGTGGTTGCACGATTGCTTGGGTGACACCAGTTTACAAACAAGGAAAGAAGGTGTTCGCTGAACTTGAACGCGCCGTCGCGAAGTCAGGATTGTTTGAATTCAACAAATCCGATTTGCGAATCACCGGGTTCGGTTCATCGATTGAATTCTTTTCAGGTGAACGACCAGATAACATTCGAGGTAACACATTCGACTACATGGTCGTCGATGAATTCGCGTTCACACGTCCTGAACTTTGGGACGAAGTATTGTCAGCGACGGTCTTGGTCAAAGGAAAAAAGGTCATCTTCATTTCAACACCGAAAGGAAAGAATCATTTTCACCGGGTGTGTCTTCAGCAAAATTACGACGACCGTTATAGATATTTTCATTTCACCAGCTTCGACAATCCTATGATTGATCCGAAGGAACTTGAAGAACGCAAGCGGTCATTGCCTGACCATGTGTTTCGTCAAGAATACCTTGCGGAATTCATGGACAACGCTGGTGGCTTGTTCAAGGGTGTGTCGTCGTGTATCGGTCAAGGTGAACGAACATCGCGAATGTATGGCGGTCTTGACATCGGACGCGCTGACGATTACACGGTGTTGACAATCCTGAACGAACATGGTCACATGGTTCATGTCGAACGCTGGCGACACGATGACTGGTCGCGAATCATTGACAAGGTTGCGAACTTGATTCGAAGCTTCAACGCAATCACCACGGTCGAAGTCAACAACCAAGGCGACGTGTTCTTCGAAATGCTTCAAAACACATTGAGAAACAAGGTCGTTCCATTCGTGACCACATCGAAGTCGAAACCGATATTGATTGAAGACCTTGCGCTTTCGTTCGAACAACAATCGATTCGTGTGAACGATGTCAAATGGTTGCTTGACGAACTTGAAAGTTTTACTTACATTTACAATCCGAAAACAAGGAACGTTCAATATAGCGCACCGACTGGACTACACGACGACGGTGTGATGTCGTTGGCGCTTGCGTGGAATTCCATGAAGAACAACAAGTCGAAAGGGAAATACAACACTTTGAGAATATGAAAATAAAATTACCAGCTTCGATTCACGAATGCAAACCTGACCAGCTTGTCAAATGGTTGATGTTAGCTGAAGTCATCAAGGAAAAGCAAAACGATGAATTGTTTCAAATGCTTGACTTTCAATGTCAGCTTATTTCAATCTTTTCAGGAATGAAGGTCAACAAGGTCAAGCAACTTGCAATCGAAGACGTTCAACGTTTGTCTGGTCACTTGACGCGAATGATTGCGAATTACAATTATTCCGAACCGCTTGGTGAAGTGACGGTCAACGGTCAGCGATATGTCTTTGAAAAAGATTTCCGTTTGATTAGCACTGGACAAATCATTGACTTGAAACTAATCGACGACGTGGCAAGTGATCCAGTTCAGGCACTCGCGATTTGTTATGTCGAAGAAGGATTCGAGTATTGTCAAGAAGACGACCGTGGTCGTGTGTTGAATCCGAATGACAAACGATACAAAGCGTTCAAGGAACAATTCGACGGCGAAGAATTCATGAACTTCTTCGGTTTTTTTTTGCGCGAATCATCGAAGCGGAACGACGCTATATTGGCAATCCAGACGATACGGACGATGATGAATCAAAGACAAGCGATAGCGAACTTAAAGATAACGAATGGTTCACATGGACAAGAATACTTCAACGACTTGGACAAGAACTTGGAACAAGCATTGACGCAATCACTAAACAACCGTATGTGAAGACATTGTTCTGGATGAATTACTTGAAGCTGAAAGACGAACAAGAATACATATTAAACAAACAACGTTGACATGGCTGACTTTGATTTCCTTGAAGAATTCGGGGTGTCGGTTGCCGAAGCTGAACAACCAAAAAACGTCTACGAAAAATTCATTCTAAACGTTGGTAACAAAGTAACCACCGACCTTCGTGAATACATTCAGCAAAACGCAATGAACACTGGTGCGCTTGCGCAATCGGTTGTGTACTTTCCGACTGGTGCGTTGTC